CGTATAGCTGGTCGATCTCTTCCTGGTCCTTGCGGGCCTCGGCCTTGCGGACAAGTTTTTGGATGAGCGCGACAATGACATGCAATATCTCGATGATCCGGGAGATCATTTTTTATCCGCTTTGGTCTCTTTGATCTTGGACCAGAGGGCCAGCGATCCAGACACCGCCCCGGCCACTGCCATTAAAATATCGACCATGTTATCCTGCATGGTTTGATCGATGTCATACCCAAAAATGCCCAGGACCATCACCAAAAGCATGACCGCCCCGGAAAAAGTACGTTTGGAACGATACCAGGGATCGGGTTGTTTTGTCGGTTGCGTCTGTGTCTCAGTCATGTTGCCTCCATGTTATCTCGACGCCATCCAGTGCGCGGATGATCCAGCCGAGCAAAAACTTCTTTTGCGTTGCGTCGCTTTCGCAAATTCCGACATACCGTCTGATTTTTGCCAGGGCGAACCGGGGCAAAAAATCTGATGTGCGCAGGGCATTGACAGCCCGGACCGTCTGCGGCCCGGCAACCCCGTCCATGTCCGCCCCGGCTACTTCCTGAGCACGTTTAATGGCTGTCGTGAGCCCGGCGTTGACGGCAAAATCAAAGATGGATTCGGCAACTTCCTGCTCCAGGAGGGCGTCACCCTGGATCGCATCCCAGAACTCGTCCCGGTAAAAATCCTTGACCAGTTCGAGCAGCGAGGGATCATCAAAGGCCCCGATATTGACCAGTGCCCATCCCGGCCAGTCCGGCCAGTACCTGGACGAGATCCCGGCAAATGTTCTGCCGCCCCGGTCCATCTCCACGCTGGAGAGCTGCAGGCCGCCTTCATGGGCCAACATCCTGTCAAACGCCTGGTTAAAATCTGCCATGGTCAGTTCCCCATACTCCGTAATATGGACGCCAGCAGCTGGGTGCCGACTGACGACAGCACCGCACTCGCCCCGATCATGCACCAGACCTTTTTTTCCAAGCGCTCGAGGCGATCTTCAACTTTTTCGATCCGCTCGGCCCGGACCTGGCACCGCTCGCTGACCTGGGATGTGTATGCGGCCAGCTGTGTTTCGATGCATACGGTCCGCTCCCGGATCTCGTGCAGTGTCGTCCACAACTCCTCATTCGCCATCGATCCCCCAGATCATCCCATACACCCGCTCCCAGCGCGAGGCGATCCGCCACGCCCTGGCCTGGCCGACTCCCATATCCATAAGCCGACAATAAACGTGCAGGGGATTGAGTTTGTGTTGTATCCAATGTCTCATTTTTCTATATGCCCGGCCCCGTGATGGCGGCCGGGCGGCTAGGGGAGGGTAGGGCTATGCTACATCGTTAACCGTGGGATGATACCCGCAACCGATTTTGACCTTGACGGTGGTCCCGGTCTCGGCCTTGGCGGCCCAGGCGATGCCGATGTACTTCTGGTCCTCGGCCGTAGGGGATGCCTCGCCGGTCGATGCCACGTAGTACACGGGATTTCCCTGGGAGATGGCGGCGCTGTCATCGGCAGGGATCTCGAACACCCCCTCCATAAACAGTTCGCCGGAATCGCCGTTGTCAATGTCGGTGGCGGCAATGCCGAAGGTCGCGCCAACCGGGACAAGATCGCCGCTGGAGATGTCGGACCCCGTGGCGTTGGCGTAGGTCATGCGTGCGCCGGACTGGATAAGATTTGTAGCCATATCAAACTCCTATGGATCGGCCCGGAGCTGGTCCGGGACGGTTATCGGTTGGTTACGCCCCGGCACTCTTGTAGAGTCCGCGATGATCAAGGGCGCGGGCGCCCACGTCGATGCGCGCCTTCATGACAAGGGCGTCGGTGTTGAACTCGACCTCTTCATCCATGTACGGGGTCCGTACCCCGTCCAAAAACATGACTTCGACGGTGTCGATCTGGTTCGAATCCGCGGCCAGATACCAGGAGTCCGCGTCGGTGGCGTCGATTCGCGGCTCGATCACTGGGATCAGCTGGTTGCGCCAGACATTCACGTTGCCCGAGTTGGCCCCGCTCTCGTACAGACTGGCCGAGCGCAGGATCACCTCTGCGGTGGTCTCCAATGCGGCCGGGACAATCAGGTATTTGGGCATGATATTCAGGGTCTGCCCGCCGGGTCCTGTCTGGACGCGCATGGCGGCGCGGGCCGCAGTCAGGGCAGATGTCGCCAGATCGGCAGCGCCCAGGTTGCCGTGATCGGCGTGGAACAGGGAGGTGGAGTCGTAGGCCATGGTCTGTCCGGAGATCAGGATGGCATAGACCAGATCATTGATCCGTCGCACAGAGGCAGCACCAAACAACCTGGGGATGCGGGCAAAGGCAGAGCGGTCGTCGTTGATGATGGCCTGCCGGGTCAGCCGGATCATTTTCCCGTAGGTCTTGATCTGGTTGGATTCGGCAAACTCAGAGAGATGGCCGATGGTGTATTCGCCGTCCTCGTTGATCAGCTGCAGATCCGGGCCCTCGGAGAGCTGGGGCCGGGACACGGATTTGAAATCGGACCCGTCGGAGATCCCGCACCAGGCTTCATAGGTTGAAGGGTACTCGGTGTATGCCTTCTGCATCACCTTGTTGGCGGTGTTGGCCAGGATGTAGGGGAAATCGCTGGTCCCCTCACGCAGGGCCATGCCCGCAATCTCCAAATTGCGTTTCCCTGCAGTAGAGATGCCGGACCGGCGCAGGGATTCTTCGGCGATCTGCACCAGGGACCGGCCCCGAAATTCGTTGGACTGCTCGCCCACACCGTGTCGGGCGCACAGGCCGTCAACAACAGCTGCGCGGAACTTGTCGCGCTCGGTTTTGCCCGACTCCACGCTGGGGGTCTGCAAAGGCGGGTTGTTCTCGGCAAACCGGGCCAGCACCTGGGCGCGGGCCTCGTCGACGGAGCATCCCGAGGCAATCAGCTCGTCGGCAACTGATCCGTCCAGCCCGATCATGCGCACGGCATCGCGGATCTCCGTCATGCGTTTGCGTTCTGTTTCCACTGCCAGGGAGGCGATGCGCTCTGCCTCGGCAGGGTCGATGCCGACCTGTTCTGTCCGGGTCTCGGACTGGGCCGGAGCCTCTACCTTTTTCTGTGTGTCTTTGTTCATGGTATGGTCTCCATGGTTGTATGTTCTGGCCTTGGCGTACTCGTCCGCACCAATGGGCGTTGCGGAGAGTTCTTTGAGCTCCCACTTTGTAGCGACCCGGACAGGGCCTGCATATTCAACTCCGCCAATGACCTGTTTCTCGTTTTCCGGGATGTAGGTTGCATCCGTCACCCGGTAGCCGATGGAAAAATCAGTGATATGTCCGTCGCGGTACTTGATCTCCGCATCCCGGCCCGCCTCGGTATCCGCAAACACAACCGTGCATTCGCGGGCCGCATACCCGGACACATCGGCCGCGGAAAAATCCCTGGCCGATCCGATAACGTCGCCAACGCGGGATCGGTTGTGGCTGTCCAGGAGCGGCACCTGGCCGGAATCGGGCATACGCAACCCATCCATGCGCAGGATCTCGTCAATCAGCTCCCAGCGGTCCCAATCAATCACCTGTGTGGGCGCCTCGGTGGTGGCGATGGCCCTGATGGTCCGGGCCTCAGGATCATAGGTGGCCGCGGCGGCGCGTGCCTCGCGGATGGTCAGATCCCTTGTTGTTTGGTCATTCTGTTTCGGCATTGTTGTCCTCCAGGCCGTGTTCGCGTAAAATGTGTTGTTCCCGGGCCAGCTGCTCGACGATCTCGTCCCAATCGTCGCCGCGGGCTGCCGCGATCTTGCGGCGTGTAGTCACGCCCAGTGCCAGCTCAACCTGGGATGCCTTGGCGTCCTTGGTGGGATCGATCCAGGGCCAACCGGGCGTCTGCCAGGTGACCGGGGCCGAGACCACGGACGCGGGCAGCAGACCGGACCCCACGGCCACCTCGAGCCATCGACGCATAACCGGCTCGCAGAGCTGATCGATGATCACCCGCTGCTGACCGATCCATCCCCGGCGTTCGTCCAGGGATGCGGATCGCTCGGAGCTGTACGAGCTGTCCGCGTAGTCGTGCGAAAAATTGCCGTAGCGCAGGCCAAAGCCGACACTGGCCTCTTTGAGGGAGGTCTTGACATAGGGCTCGTAGGTGGTGCCGGGCCGGTCGGACTTGGCCGTCTGCACCTCGGTACCGTAGGGCAGCATCTGGATGCGGCCGGGTTCGATATAGTCGGAGAGTTCGGGTTCCGCGAACGGATCGTCACCGGGCAGGCCGCCCAGGGCGATGCCGGCCAGATCCATGTTCGATTTGACAAAAATCCCAAAGGCCGAGGCCAGCCGGGCGGCGATGCGCTCGTTGACCTGGTATTCGGACAGGTCGGTCATCTCCTGGATGACCGGGGCCATCATGGAAACCCCGCGTGTCTGGGAGGCCCGTTCAGGGACAAAAATATGCAGGATGTC